AATCGAAAACCGGAATGTGACGATTGTACAAAGCATCATAAAGGAACTCTGTAAGATCGTCCCTCTCTGCACTAGAGGTAGAGAAAATGTCTATCGCTACCTTACGTACAGATTTCCTTCCGCCTCCCAACTGAAATGGCTGCTTGTCATAGCCCTTAATCTCTATAGCCACAACAGGAAGCTCCGGAGGCTCAGTTCCTGGCCACCCATCGATTATCGATGCGTAGTATTGGAAGAAGTCTGCGGTGGTGGGGGTATCCTCCGCAGTAGTTGTTCCTCCGCCAGGCAGGATTATAGTACCTTCCTTGTAGTTAACGGAATACAGAGAGGGGCTGATCGCAGACCCTCCCTCATTCTTTACTGTTACTCTAGTAGACTGTTCCGTAGACGGAATGTCTGATACAACACATGTTCCGCTGCCCGCTGGATCAAAGTAAACCCAGCCTCTCCCCTCGTCCAGGAAGCTAGGTAGCCACTGGATCTCTGCTTCATAAACTGCCTTCTCAGAGTTAAACGCCAGCGGTGCGTTGACCACCTTCTCTACCCATTTGAGAGGGATGACAACGTCTTTGATCCAGTGTTGGAGGCTCATGTCCTCCATTCTAAGCAAAGTTACTGTCATAGTTGCTTCCCCTTGATAGCGGCGTCAATAGCCTTTTGGATAAAGGGTCGTAGTTTGAATTCTCTGAGAGCCTCGGCGAAAATGTCCAGGGGCGCAAAGCCTGAAAACGGGTGTCTTACTTCAGAAAATGGAATTCTCTTATCCCAGCCCTGCTCCTCGTAGTCTGTTCGGCTTACCATAAAACCCGAGTCGAAACGACCCCAGCCTACCTTGTACGCCTGTCCTGTTATTTGAGTGTACTTCTCCGGACTAATGAAAGCCCAGTCGTCTATGAGACCTTCAATGAAGAAAACCATCCAATGCAGGGGCTCAGTGTCATCAGGATCAATAGTGTTCCCACCACTGTAACCTAGAAACTGCTTATCTCCTAATCGTATAGAGATTCGGTCTCCAGCTACTACAAAAGTTCTTGCGAGATCTTCCTCCAAAGCAGATAAGAACTCGGCTCTCCAGTTAGCGGGATTGGTGGGATCCTCGGGGGATTGATCGGCTACATCAGAGAGGCTATCATACCCAACCATAACTCTGGAAATCAAAAGGGGAATAGCATCCCTCTTCAAGACCGTGATGATGTTCTTTTGGATCAGCTTCTGCTTCTTCTCGATGGTACTCTTTAGCTTGGATACATCTATGTTAGCCTTGATTTTGAAGCCGGCCATTATCGGCCCTGCAATCGGCCTGTAAGTACATCGCTGTCGGTTGGGCCCTTAATACGACGTCTGACATCAGCCTCTCGACGCTGCTTATCAGTGCCGCCAAACTTGGCTGTGGTTCTCTGGCCGACCTCGGTGGTTTGCAGAACTACCTCAGTAATAGCTTCTTCTCCACCCAGGCCTCTAACTATGGGAGGGGTAAACTTCTCACACTTTACAGCATTGTGAACCATGAAGATTTCATTGTTCAGTAGTAACTCATAGTTGCACGCCAAGGTCTTAACCACCAGGAAGTTCATGCCTTCTTTGCCTGCGGGCAGGTCCAGGAATCTACCACCTCTGTCATCTTTACCAACAAAGTTGACCATGGCAGCAATGCAGATCTCCTTGGTTGTGAATAGCTGCCCTTCTCCAATACACACCGGGCATCGGCCCTCTGTGAATGAGGTGGCAGTAACAGTTCTCTCCTGGTCTGTGCCTCCGAAGATAACAATAGGCGAAGTAAAGGAAGACTGAAATACATTAGAGGACTTCTTATTGATAGAGTCCCAGACACAGTTGGGGCAGTCTACGAACATCGGGCTCTCTTGAATAATACGCACCGATTGAGATAAATCCAACACGAGTTGCTGCATCAACTTCTTGTAATCTTTCTTTACCTTCTCAGAGACTAGTTTCCTAGGCATTAGTCTAGTCTGACCCCCTCCAGATTGTAGGATGCATTGTATCGAGCGCACTCGATCAGATCCCTAATCTTCTGCTTAAGGTCTGATAGATCTTCAGTTCGAGCCTGGATAGCACGGGTATTACTGTAGGAGGTATCTCCGTCTCTGATCTCTACTGCCCCGGTAGTCTTGTCTCTACACTCTCCCTCAAGTAGAAGAATGGCAGCTTGCATGATTCTCATCTCTGTAGTTATCTGGGATTCATCCAGACCGCAGGACACTAGCAGGTTGACAGATCTGTCATAAGCTAGCAAGATCTCTCTATCGGAGAACCTGAAGTTGTCGTAAAAGATGTCTAGAGATCCTGTGATACAGGCCTCGGAACCACTAAAGGTCAGGAACCGATAGCCAATTACCTGGGGATCGGTGATACTAGTCTTCTCTGTGCCATTGATAATAACTCGCTGAGGCCAACCTTTGAATTCGTTCAGCTCCCAGGTCTTCTGATCAGAAGAAATCTGGGCAGCACAAGCAAAGGCAGAATTGGAATCCGTGGAATCATAGAAGTCTCTTTCTATAGTCCCAAAGTCTCCTAAGGTAAGCCGAATGGATTCTACAATCTCCCGGTCCTGCTCAGAAAGAGCAATCTCAGGAGGGTAGGAAGCAGTGTCAACAGGGACTGTGTATTCAGAAAAGATACCAGTCTCTTGTCCTAGCTCCGAAAAGGTACTGCTAACCATACTAGTGCTGTTGAAGAACTGGGCCTTATAGTATTTGCCCGGAGCCGTTCCAGTATCTAGAAAGGTATAGACATCAGCACTCGTAAGAGTGGTGGTAACAATAGTGGTGAATGGACCATTAGCTGCATCCGCTCTGAAGATCAAGAGCTGATCAAACACGGCCTCTACTTCAGTAACAGACCTGACTGTTATTGTAAGAAGACCGTTAATGATCGAGGTAATCTCTGGCTTCAGAACCGATGTCATCGATTAGGTCCTCCTTAGTATACTTGTTCCAGCCTCTTAACGATGTGCCGCATGTGCTGCTCTTTACCAGCAAAGTGCTTGGTAAGCCGTAGAGCCTTTCTCAGTACCGTTCTGTCCTTGGTCTTCTCGATCAAGGCGCGAGCTTGGTCATAAGGGGCTTCGATAATAGCTGAGGGGGTAACCGTTGCTCCCGTGACATCAACAGTGTCGACGGTCGTTCGGGTATCTCTCTTCATAGGACGTCCTGCGCCTTTCGCATCCTTCTCCCGCTTGGAAGAGGTGCCAGACGTAGTATCGGCCTCCTTCTTAGCTCGCTTCCTGGGGGCAGCTTTCTTAGGGGCAGGAGCATCTAACGGCTTTCCCGCCTCCTCGTAATAACCCCAAGAACCACGTAGAAAGACATTAGTCTTAACCCAGTCAATAAACGCTAGGTCATTTTCCAGGCCGCTCTTTTTGCCTACGCTCTTATAGACGTCGTCAAGCTCCACTTTGCCTCCAGGCGGAATTTGCCGCTGGCAAATAAAGTAGGCTTGAGTTCCTTCGTTCTGTACATATCCTCGCATAATAGCTCCTTTACTCCTTTATCGTATTCACATACCGTTGGTCATAATACTTGTCCGTGTACTTGTCAATCACATTGTGGAGTACGTTGGCCAAGCGATGGACAACTAGGGCCATGAGGCCCAGGTCTAACCAATGGTTCCCTGTTAAAGGATAAGATGTCTCTGTCAGAAAAACAATCCCTGCGGCTGCCCACACTGAAAAACAGTAACCGCAGCTGAAAAGCTTTGTGAACCAATCGCCTAGCTTGAAAAACACATTCCGCACAGGGCGAAAGATCTCTGACTTGATCACCATCTCCGTAACTACTTCGGTCAGAATGACCACCATCAATACTTGAATCAAAAGATAAAGCAACATACTCTCTCCTTACTGATAGATTACTGTAACATCAGCGTTACCGCCGCCTAGGGTTGCAGTCAGGCCGGTCAAGGTAACTCCATACTCATAAGTTCCCGCAGTTGCACAATCTATAACTGCTATCTTTTCCCCAGCGGTGGTGGGGGATTCATAAAGCTCAAGGGTAGCTGCGGCATTAGGATCATTGACTGTAACTCTAATCAGCCTAGCTACGCCATCTCTCTGAATTCCTGTTCCGGTAGTTTCAAAACGCTCATATCTTATGGCATCTCTATACTGCAGTGTGTTGGGCATTTCCTTCTCCTTGATGCTGGACCCCGGAAACAGGGCGGGGAGACCTTGTTTAACCTAGGACTAACCGGGGCCCAGCTAATTGTTCCCCGTGCATAAAAAAAGCCGGGAGGGGTAGCAAGACCCATACCGGCCACTTGTTCCCCCCTAAACTTGTTCCCAAAAGGGAGGGGACATTACGTCCCCTCCCTCGGGATGTAATGAGATTACGATCGGTCGATAACACCCATCTGAACCATTCTAGAATCGAGGAGTGCGAAACCAACTTCCTCCCAGCCGAAGAAACCTTGCTTCTGCTGTCGGAGTAGTGTCGGATCGTCGTGAGCCTCGTATTCCTTACGAATAGGCATGACGAGCGAGTCGTTAACGGAGAGATCGAATCCCCAGACCTGAGTCTCACCAGCAGTGGTAACGTTACCATTAGAATCAACAACATTCTCGTTTGTTGGGTTGTAATCGTTGAAGTCACCAGAGCCATCTACCTGGAAGATACCAAACGTAGTTGCGTTCGAGTTGATGTTGAATCGACCCGTTGCACCTAGCTGGAATACTTCGTGTAGGTTGATGTTCCAAATTCGACCCATACCGGCAGCCTGGAAAATCTCTCGGCGAGTGATAGGATCGACCTGAGTATCAGTCCACTCACGTACGTCAGCGGCATCCTCAGGGGAAATGTATAGATCAGTTAGGGATCGGCGAGTTCTCTTCATACCGACCATCATCAGGTTGATTAGCTCCTTAGAAAGGAACTTCTCACCAGTGCTTCCACCGGGTACCTGGAAAATAGGTGCGTTTCGCGAGCCGAGTAGACCCTG